GACCCTGGTACAAAACGAGAGAGGCAAAAATCACACCCCACCAGGGGGGGACCTCTAAGAGGAGGTTCAAACGCGCCTTCAAACTGCATGTATAGTGTTTGCATGAATGTCTGGCAACTAACGTCTAAAGCGTTGAACCCTGCGAGTGTGCTGGCGTGCACCTCACCGTCAACCGGTCGATGAGCTCGCCGCGTCCCTAGACTCGGACTTCTTGCGAGACCTCAACTTCCGGGGTTGTTTAAGCCCAGGGGAAGCGGAATCTTGCAAATCTTCCTTGTTTTCGGTCGGCGGCTCTCGGCGCTCGATTGGTTCGGCGAGGCGCGACTGTTCCAGCACCTCGGCTTCCGCACTTGAAGCACGCGTGATCTCAGGAACCCTGAAGTCAGGCTGCACTTTCAAGTGAGCGGAATTGTCGTACAACCCGGACAGTTCGAAAGAATCCGAACCGCGGATGTACACGTTAAATGGCAGCTCCGGAGCCACCATGTCGTTACCCACTAGTTGAGAATCAACCCTCATGGACAACTGGCCCATCGAGAACGACTCCTGTCTCCCCCCGCGCAACTCCCGAACATCCAACTTGGAGTAGGGGCTTCGCCAAGGGACCAACAATGAACACGTGGGATTTGTGGGTGTGTAATCGTACGTCACGTGATACTGCTGGGTGGCCGCATGCTGATCCAAGTCATCAGCGTTGCCCGCGTAGTGAACACAAAACGTGACACGCGCCTTGTGATAAGCGGTTCCGATGAACTCAAACTGATACTCAAGCCCACCGCGCCAATGCGTAAAAGGAAGGGAAACGTACTCAAGCAACGTTGGCCCAAAACTCTCCCCCACTTTGTACTTGGAACACTCCGTCACAGGAGTCAACTCGGTAACCCAAAGTACAGCACCGTAAACGTCGCTGGTGCTCAAACGACCAGCACCAAAGTAAGTGTACTTGGTGGCCAAGTACTTCAAGGCGCACTCATCAACACGCGTCCCGGTCGAACCGGGCACGGGAAGAGCAACCTCTGAAGTGTCAAGAGCCAACACGTTGGAAGTCTCCACGTTGACGCTGTTCCCCAAATACGGATACTTCTTGTTGACAAACTTCTGAGGATTCAAACCCACGTTCGGTTTGTCTTGAACGGCAGCCAGTAACTCTCCGGCGGAGCTAGCAAAATCGACCGTGTTCACGACGACCTCTTTCACGTTGTTTGCCATCGAGGACAACTCAGCGCCCTCCAAGACAACCGAATCAGGCTTGAGAACTCGAAGCTGAACGTCCTCAAACCGTGCGAAAAGCGAAACCGTGGCTGAATTGGCTTGGGACGAGTCTCCGGTAGTGAGCGGGTTCATCACAACCACAGACAACACGCCCATTGGTGTTTCTCCGACAACACGGTGTGGGTCAACCATCGACTTGGGATGCACCCAGTTGTGATGGACAGTGACCACAGAATTTCCCCCAGCCATAATGGTGGCACAAGGGTTGACAGTCATGTTGACAAACGAAGAGTGGTGCTCCGTCAATGACTTGGCGTCATCGCGCAACGGCAACCAAGTCACCAACAACTTTCCAGCCTGTGTCAAAGTTGACGTGGTGCGAAACGTAGCACACAAGCATCCCTGAAAATAGGAAAACTGCTTTACGGCACGAATGGCTGTGCCTCGGAAAAAGTCCCAAGGAGCGACACCACTGTAAAGAACTTCTCCACGAGCGTGGGTGTCGTTCCAGTCAAAAGTGAGAATTTTGTGGTCACGTGCCAACAATTGCTCGTGGGTGACGTTGAAACCGTCCATGACCTTCACCGAGCGGGCCCCGGGCACACGCTTAGGAACAGCAACCAAAGGCGCGGTCGAATCAATAAATTGAACCCCAACCCCCGCGTCTGTGTGATCCATCTCGAGCTGAACGTTGTCAGCCTTCCAGAGGCCAAACGGACGTTGAGGCGTTCGACCACCAGTGGACACCTCAGTCCAAAGCTTACTCCCTGCCTCACGATCCTGTCTCCCTACTATGGCAACTTGACCGTGGTGGTCAGACACGGGCACTGCTATCTTCCCGGGTGTGACACCAAAAAGCTTCTCGCGAATGCCCGTGTTAGGCAAAGTCGAGCGGCTCAAGGTGACGCGGTCGGAAACCAAATAAGTGTTGCCGCGGTAAGTTCCTTCGTAAATCGTGCCCTCAAACACGTTGACGTTGGGACCGGGGTAAGGGTACTGATCATACTCCAGAGCAATGGGAATCTCGATGTCTTCCCCGTTGTCATCTTGGTAACACATGACAGATTGATAGGTGGCTTCATAAGCAGAAAGGTCGAACCGAAAAGTAGCTTTGGTCCCGGTCATGTAACGACGCGTCTTTCCGTAAATCTGAAAACCCAATTCCCACAAGACCTTGTCGCTGAGCGAGCGAGAATCAATCGAAAACTCATCAGGAATGACACCCGGGACACCAAGACCGACACATGACCCCTCCGGTTTCGAGATGTCGACTTGCTCAATGCTATCGTAAGGATTTGCAGTTGGAGAATGCACGAAACGGAGGATCTGAGGCACTTCCTCAGCAGTTTGACGAAGGGTCACACCCCAAGGCTCGGACTGGACGTGCACTCGAGGAACGCGAGACAAAACGCTGGGAAAGCAATCATCAGCGCCGGCGCACATCAGCAAACCGGCCGAGTTGGAGCCATCCCCGTACACAGAAAAGTGTAAAACACCCTGAGTGAAACCATCTGCGCCTCGTTCTGAAGACTGCCTGGGCAAGAGAATGGAGTTCCAGCGCGTCAACATGGGCGTCTGAACTTCAAGCAAGCCAACGTCGGAGCTCGTCATGTCAATGGGAGCCATGCTCGAACCATCAGCAGCGCTGAGGAAGCCTGGACCCACTGACCCGTAAGGGTGCTGTCCGAAAATGACGGAATGATTCACGGGCCAAAACGTCTTAAAACGAAGAGACCCACTATACATTGAGTAAAGTGATAGCCACCAAACCTGAGGTGCTGGATAACCGTCAGCCCCGACAAGAGCTGCAATGGTGTCAACGGACTGTTCCTTTGCGTATCGATCGAGCCTCCTGCAGGGAGCGAACCTCTTCAAAAAGTCTGTAATGTGACGTGCTGAAAACTTGGAACGAACCGACGTCTCAACAATTTTGTCCCCTTCCTCAGAAGCTATGGTTGCGTCGACTCGTTCCAAATCAATAGAGGGTTCCTCCGCGTCACAATCCATCTCCAGCAACACGTCGCTGTTGATCATCGACTTGCAAGGACACTCCGCTTCAGCTCCACAGAACTCACAGGCTCCAGCGGGAAGAACGAAACGAACAAGCTCGTCAACCTCCGGTGTGGCCTCGCCCACTAGCGCGACGAAACGATGAGCTTCCTTAATCCGGGAAGCGATCAACAAAGCTGCGAAGCGCAAATTTCCGTCCAGCGTCAACACACCGCGTTCGTTTTTATACCAGCGGGGCCCCTCGCCTTTCCCAGTGAGCTTAAACCAGTGGTCAACGTCGACAACGTAACCACCGCTGTGGTTGCAAAGAGCCACGTCCTCAGGATTGTGAGCAGCCACGAGCAAAGAGACCCATTCCTTAAGACGAGGATAATTGTCAGACAAAATCGCGTGATCTCGGATGACCTCACCAATGGCAAAACCACGTTTCCTCATCTTCTGATTCTTGACCGACTGCAACGCTCGCTTGGCCAAAGCAACGACCTCTTCTCCGTTCTCCCACTCAGGAGATGAAAGAAGCTTGGCTCGGTTCTTTCGTTGGAACTCAGCAGTGCACTCGTCAAAAGTCACCAGCACGTGAAACTTGCCAAGCTTCACTTGTGTGCCGGCGAACGCGTCTCGCACGTTGTTGAACTCCTTTTTGCCGCGGGTCCAACAATCACGCAAAGCACTGTTCAATCGCTCCTCCATCTCCGCGTCATCAGTGTCCCTAGTGACCCACACCACCTGCTTAAAAATGGACGACCTCTTAAGGCGCATGTAGTATAACTGGCCGTCAGTGGGCATGGCCTCGTTTACATGCGTGACACCTGAAACGAACTCCAATTTGGTGATTGGTTGGTTAGCACCAAAGCGACCGTTCTTCTCAGGAGGAGTAAACTCGATGTTGTACTTCTTGAAAAAGGACTGAAATGCCTTTCCATTCAAAAGTTCTCGCCACCGATGGTCAACAGCGTTCAAGTTGTCATCACCCATGACCTTGGGCTTGATAGCCTTCCTCATGATTGACAAGGTAGGGTAAGGGCAAAGGTTCGAATCACTCGCCTTGATCATGATCCCGGCTGCAGCAGCGCCGATGTGATAGCAACAACCGTAACCGTTGACGTCTGTGGTGATCTGCAAACCCGACGTCAACTCGTTTTTGCTGCGGTGGATGTCCGGCCCAATCTTGTTGGGTGCGTGTTGAGCGTACTGCAACAAATAACGGCGCACTCGCTGAGCAGTGGCATGGCGTTTCTCCTTAACGTAAAAGGCATCAGCTGAATGGAGATAACCGTCCCACATAGGAGAAAGGTGAGTAAACTCAAAACCTCGGAAATCACCAGCGAAACCCTCATCGGAAAAAGCTAACAAAGATCGGACCATTCGATCCCAATCAATGCTGTGGAAATCCATGCCTGCGGCACTTGCCCCCTTGACGTGGTGTTCTTGGTGGTGAGCAACCATAGCTCCAAAGTAACGCTTGAAAAGGAAATTCATAAAAGCAGGAACAATGGTGATGCTCCGCGGAGTTTGAATCTTTTCAATGGCCAAAATCTCGTCTTTGAGCGTGCTTGAAAACAGGGCGTAAGAAATTTCGCCATCCTCAAGGCGTTGCTCCGCCCGATTGAGGACCTCGAGAAACTCTCCAGTGAAGTGCCACGACTCTGTTTTGTCCTCAAAAACCAAGTGTTCCATCTTCCCGTTCTCTTTGAGCATGTGAGGCCAGCCCATAGACGTGTCCCTCGGATACGCGTTGAGAGAAGGAAAAGCATCTGTCCGGTTAAGAACCTCGTCCCAAGACAACAGCCTGCAAGGCGTAGTCACCGGAAAATCGTTCATAACTGCCGTGGCGAATTGCTCTGCCAGTCTTTGTATCTCCCCCTCGTAAGGGATGGGATCAGTGTATTTCACGTTCTTCCTGTGAGTCACTAACTCGTTCGTCGTCATTCCCAAAGAACGACTGTCACGAGTTCCCAACACGGCTGGTTCCATGCCCAGAAACGCCAAGTAAGGTTCATCAGCGTAGGCTGAA